TCATCACGCCTTATGTGAACAATGTTCAGGGGTAATGCTTGAATATGTGTTTATCCACATATTCCGGTACGATAGAATTAACACCCTCAGTTCATTTCGATGGCTGACCGCGAGAACCCTGTCGTACTGGCTTCGATAGCCTGTGCTAATTAGCGACAGGGTTTTCTGCTAGGCTGAACTTAATGTCAAATGGCATAAAAACTGAATACGGATTCACACCGGAAAAAACCCTAGAGTGCCGGTAGCACTTTATTGACCATGAGTGCAAGACTGAGCCGCCTCGAGTGACCCTAAAAATCACTTGCCGCGGCTCTTTTCTTTTTAGCGTTTCTACTCGCTTCTCAAGATTTTTCTCGGTACGCTTCTCTCATAAGGGGGCAACTATGGCGCTAGCCGATTCTATTGAACGACACACAACTAAATCTGAAAGCAAATGCACTCTCGCAATTATTCTCGAGATGCTGGACGAAGTAGATCGCAAAGAACTCCTCGATCATATTAAAAAAGGCACTCCGTCTATGACTCTCGTAGCCGCTCTTAGATCTGAGGGCTATCACATCGCTGAAGTTACTTTCAACAATCATAGAAATGGACGATGCAAATGCCCCGTAGTCGAGTAGATGAAATCCTCGAAGAACGCTTAGATGAGTACGGCGACGCGTTTATTGAGTTCACTGCTATTGGTCGCGTATGGGCTGGATTCCTTAAACTCGAAGACGATATTCCTGCGTATCAAGTTGCGCTAATGATGGATGCGCTTAAATCCGTTCGCCTTTTTCATAACCCTTACAAAGATGATTCGTGGCTCGATAAAGAGGGTTACACAAAACACGGTAAAGACATAATGGGGATCGAATGACACTCAGCGACCGACTAAATAAAATCCCCGAGCCGGAATCGCAAGATGTTAATGAACTTCGCAAGGCATTACTGCGCTCGCAAAAAACTATTGCCGACCTCAAGAGAAACAAAGAGGACTTTACGCAAGCCGTAGTTAATGCCGCGCACGATGCGATGCTAGCCGCTGGACCAATGCCAGTCGTACCTGCTCCGAAGAAAGATTCACGGAGTAAGCGTGGAGAGGTTGCACTACTTCACTCTACGGATTGGCAGTTAGGAAAACACACCCTTACCTACAACACTAAAGAGTGTGAGCGACTCGTTAAGCAGTCCGTTGAGAAAACAATTCGCATCGCTAATATCCAAAGAGCAGATCACCCCGTTAAGGAGATCGTTCTTATGCTCGGTGGAGATATTGTAGAAAATACAACTATCTTTCCAGCTCAGGTCTATGAGGTCGATTCTGATGTTATGACTCAGTTCGTTGAGGCATCTCGTATTCTCATAGACATTGTGCGAATACTTCTCGCAAACTTTGAGAAGGTAACAGTAATATGCGAACCGGGCAACCACGGTCGCATTGGAAAGTTTGGTGAATTGCCTAAAGATATTAACTGGGACAAATTGACTTATATGTTCGCAGGGCAAGCACTTAGAGATGAGAAGCGCCTTACTTGGCAAATGACCAAGGAGGACATTCAGCGCGTGACTATTGGAAACTATAAAGCGTTGCTCATTCATGGAGACGAAATCCGTTGGGGAACCGCATCAACAATCGTGCGTTTTGCCGATCGTTGGAAATCCGGCGCGTATAAGTTCTTCGATGAAGTTGATGAGATCACTAAGGGATTTGATTTCCGCGACCTCTATATCGGTCATTACCATCAGCATCAGTCGTGGAATATGGCCAACGGCGAAGGATCTGTGTTTATGTCCGGAGCAGTTGAGACTGGCAACAGATACGCTCGTGATCTTCTTGCCGCAAATGGCGAAGCCTCTCAGCGCTTGCACTTCGTTGATCCTGAGAAGGGTCGCGTAACTTCCGAATACCGGTTGTGGCTTGAGTAATGACTACCCTCGTAGGAATTCAAGGCGACGGCTGGTGCGTATTAGGAGCCGACTCAAAGGCAAGTGATACAAACGGTGAATTCATTTATGTCCGAGATCCTAAGATTTTCCAAAACGGACCGACTTTTATTGCCGGATCAGGTGCCGTTCGCGGATTGAATATCCTCGAACATGGATGGACTGCGCCTCGATTCCGTGGATCGCCGGAAAGTTATATGACTCGACTCTTCATTCCATCCCTTCGCCGGAAATTATTAGACGCCGGATCTGAGTGGAAAAAAGAAGATGAAACAGTCCGCCTCGATAACAATTTGTTAGTTGCCGTCCGAGGGCAGATATTCAAGGTTTCAGATGATTATTCGTGGGAAACATCGACAAGCAAACTTTACAGGGCTGGATCCGGCGGAGATTATGCTCTCGGAGCGCTCAAGGCTCTAGGCGCGGAGGATGTGGAATTCCCTGAAGTTGCGGCAGTTTTGGTTAGAAAAGCGATCGAAGCGGCCATCCAATGCGACAATTTCTCGGGCGGAAATATAGACATTTTTACCCAATTCGTCTAATCCTCTTCGGCGGATGATTCATCCCCGAGGTCGATAAAATTGACTTGTGTGATGTCTAGATCCTGATTTTTGGCCGCCATAAGCCCCGTTACGAAGAGTGTAGAGGCGCGGTTAACAATGTCGTCGATCTGATCGGGATACTTCAACTCAGCCTCCACCATGACGGCAAGGCTCCACAGGGAGATTTGGACTCGGATCATGGCTCAATCCTCGCACAATTCCCCGCGCCGCGCCGACGGGCAAAGATTGGCTAGTTTTGCCTTTTCCGTAATTTATGGGCTAAGGTTTCTCTTAACAGATCCGAGAGAACGGATCCCAACAGGAAGGCAAGAAAATGAAGTTCAAGTTAATCGCAAAGTCAGAAAACTATCGCCTTTACAAAGTCGATGGTATGTACGAATTATGGTACGGAAATATCGCTGGCAAGTTTTCTTTCAAACTTGGATATGTTTCAGATCCTGAAAACTTTTTCGAGGCAGTCGGAAACGCTAGAGAAGAAATCGCCTCTCTTATGGTTGAGGCAGGTGCATAAGATGAGCACTTCACTTTATGCCTATACGGACGCCGATCTTATTGCGGTATTCAATGAATCCCAGTGCGCTCGCCGCCAGTATGAAGTTTTCTTCCTTGGCGATTGCAACGCTCACATGATGGTATGGGCCGACAATAAAGTCGAAGCCAAGAAACTTGCCCGTGAATATGCCGCGCGAATCCTTCAACGCTCCTTTAACGATATTCAGATCGGAGCGTAATAAAAATGACTTGCATCGCTAACATCGCTTATTCATACGATCGCGTAACTCGCACTTCTCGTAAAAGCCGAAATGCCTTAACAACGATCGGATGGGCAACGCGTTGCTCGTGCGGAGTTTTAATCGAAACAAAATCAAATAGTTACAAATCTCACTCAGCAAAAATCAACAAACACATCGAAAAGGAAGGCAAATAAAATGGCAGGTCGCTTCAATCTTGAAGATTACGATACGGTGGAATCCCGAATTAAAAAGTTTTGGGAGCAATTTCCAAACGGTCGTATTCTTACAGACATATTGCACGATACCGATGAAAGAAAAGTAGTTAAGGCTTATGTCTACGCAGATCGTGAAGATCAGCGCGCAGTAACAAGTGGTATGGCCGAAGAGATTGTCGGCTCTTCTATGGTGACTAAAACTTCGGCTCTCGAAGTATGCGAAACCTCAGCGATCGGTAGAGCGTTAGCCAACTTCCTATTCTCCGGCAATAAGCGCCCATCACGCGAAGAGATGGAAAAGGTTGAGCGTTATGAAAAGAATCCTCGAAAGAATCTTTACGCGGTTCGCACATTGACTCCGGAGGAATTGGACAAACTTGAGATTGTTCTGGATGAGATCTACAAAACCAACGAAGTTTTCCGACTTCGTGAAATATGGGCAGAACAGAAGGATTTTTTAGACTTCTCGATCAAAGGCACAACGCTAAAGGACGCGCTCAATCGAAGAGTTCAGGAGTTGGCAGGATGACGACACAACGCACCTCAATAGAGGCAAGGGAGAAGATCGAGCCGAAAGTTGGATCACTTCGCCGCAAAGTCTATGAACTTTTCATCAACCGAGGACTCACCGGCTTAACTGATAATGAGATCGAGAAGTATCTCCACTTAGATGGCAATACAGTACGACCGATTCGCGGATCCCTCGTAACAGATGGCTTCGTAATAGATAGCGGCACAACTAGAGATAACGAAAAAGGCAACCGGTGCATCGTATGGCGATACGCCGAGAATGGGATGATGTTATGAAACTGTTTTGCAAAACTAAACAACACTGGGAAATCAACAACGGCAAGTTAATCCTCGGAGCAAAAACTGACGAGTTCCTCGCTCAGCAACTTGCAAAGATGACGGCTCGCCTTGAGGCAGAGATCCGCCTCGATATTTACGATCAGATCTGCGCTCTCGATTTCACTAATAATCGAAAAGTGATCGTCAAAGCGGGTATCGAGAATGTCGCTCTGCAAGTGCAGGACATCTGCGCGCAGATTGCATTGGGTGAGGCAAAGTGAGCGTAGTTACTCCGGCGCAAATTGAGGCGCGACTAAAAGATCTCAGCAAACTTATTGACGAAGCGCATGATGATCTCGTTGATGCAGAGGCGGCTTACCATCAAAACAAAGCGTATTACGAAGTTGCGATGGCTAATTCCCGTATGGGGTTGGCGCAAATATCTTCACCTACTGGTAGGAATTACACGGTAGCAGAGCGCGAAGATATTGCTCTCCTTGATAATAAAGAGGCTCATAAGGCTCTCGCTGATGCTGAGGCGATGGTTAAGGCTAATCGTGCAAATGTGGCTCGCCTTCGAGTGCAGGTAGATATTGCTCGCTCGATTGGCACTTCGGTTCGTACTGGGATGGATGCCTCGTAATGCACAAGGTTGAGATAGACGATCTTTGCGTAGAGTTCGCAGAATTAAATGGTGTCATACCCAAAATCTCTATTCAGACAAAAAGCAAAAGAGCATTAAATGGTACGGACTTGAGAAAAGTTCGAACTCCTATTCTGCTCAGACTAATAACTCCATCTAAAAAACCTAATAAAGCAACGCCGCGACAATGGCGCTTGCAACTTGCGGTTGATCTCATTAGGAAAAATCCTTACGAATCACCAACAAAAGTAGTGTCGAAAGCGTTAAGCATTACTCCTGCAAGCGCAAGAAACTTACTTACTAGAGCACGAAAGGCGGGGATTTTAATTGACTGATATTAAGAAGATGTTAGTCGGCGCACTAGCCGGACACGATGCTCAGCGCGATAGATCGTTACAAGTGGACATTGGACCGTCTGCCGTTGGCGATTGTAAGCGGCGCGTGTTTATGAATATCACGCAGGCCCCGAAGGTAAATCCAACGGATAAATTACCCGCGATACTCGGGACATTTATTCACGCCGGAATTGCCGAAGCGATCAAGCGAGAAGATCCGTTCGGGGATAACTTTATGATCGAGCAGGAGTTCGCAATCGAAGGGTTGCGGGGCCATGTCGATCTCTACATTAAAGATAAACAACAGATCGTGGACTGGAAAACAACAAAGAAAAAGTCCCTTCGCTACTTTCCTTCGCTCCAACAAAGGATGCAGGTTCAACTTTATGGCTATCTTGTAAGTGAGAATGGCTATCCGGTAGAAACAGTCACCCTTGTAGCAGTGGCGCGTGATGGCGAATCTGAAGATGTTCGAGAACACACTGAGCCTTATGATCCCGAGATGGCTCAGCAAGGCTTGGCGTGGATTGCCAATCTTCAAGAAATGGCGGCGAACGGCGAAGTTCCGGAACCTGAAAAGGATGTTTATTTTTGCCGCTCTTATTGTGATTATTACGATGCGACAGGAGTAAACGGTTGCTCATCAAAATAACAATCTCCGAAGCGGTCAACCGATACGGAGTCACGCAACGGACAATTCACAGGTGGATTGAAAAGTACGAGATCCACCAATTCACGGACGGAACTTATGATCGCGATCAACTTGATGCCCTTGTTGATAATTATGAAAATCCGACCTACATGGATGTCGATTGGGATCGAGCCGCTTGCAAGGATTTGCCAACAAACTTCTTCTATAAGATCGAAGATCGAGGCGTATCAAAGTTGATCGACATAGATGTTTTCCGCTTCACCTGCGCGCCTTGCCCAATTTGGAGTCAATGCTTAAAGTACGCCACCAATCAAGAACAATACGGAGTTTGGGGCGGAATGACTAACGACGAAAGGCAATCTCTATTGAGCCACAACAAATCATCGGTTCGCGACAAAGTCATAAAGGATTTTGAGCGATACGGGATAACTAAACAAATGATTATGCAGTCAGTCGGGAGGGAGTAAATGAATTCCCTGCCTTATATGCAACTGTATGTGAACGATTATCTTGCTGATACCGCCCATCTCAACGCCGTTCAGCATGGCGCGTATATGTTACTACTGATGAATTACTGGCAA